TGATATATTTGGCTCTGTGGTTCAATCATGGGAAAACAATCCATCAACTAAAGGTCAAAGACAAACTAACGAGCATCTTTACGAAACGCTTAGGAAGCTAATTCCTGTGCGTAATGATGGCAAAATTACAGTTGATAAGTCTAGGGGATGGGTAGCACCACAGATTCAAAAGACAATGGGCGAAGTCCTTGGCTCATCAATGCGAATCATAGCAACTGTTAGGGATGTGTCTACTTGTGCAGCATCTTTTGCCAAAATTGCTAAACCTGAGAACCTTGCCGAGTTCTGTAATGGACATTTAATTGGACACTTAAAAAGTTCTTACGCTGCCCTACACGAAGGTTATACCGAGCATCCTGAGAACATTTTGTTTGTTGAGTACGATGAATTAATGTCTGACCCACAGGCAGTCATTACTAAGATAGAATCCTTTTGGAATCTACAGCCTTTTGCCCACAACTTTAATAATATTGATGGCAAGTCAGTAGCAGAGGATGACGAGAACGCTTGGGGTATTGCGGGACTGCATGACATCAAGCCAGAATTAAAAAACACAGGCACATCTGCTAAAGAAGTATTGGGTGAGTTTGAGTACAGATTTCATGCCCCTAAGTTTTGGAATGGCGAAACAGAGCAGAAAAAAGATGTACTAGACTTTCAAGTAGAAGCTGCTATGCGTGGTGAGTTTGATGCTGCTGAAGCAATGTGTAAGACCATCTTAGAATTAAGACCACACGATGACCGAGCAGCTTTTAATCGTGGTTGGTACGCATTACGCTATGGCAATCTAAAAGAAGGCTTTGAGTTGCTAGACAGAGGTCGTAACGAGGAAGTCTTTGGTAATCCTAATCCCTCGTCAATGCCAACATATGATGGCAGACCTTTAAATGGCGAAGTTGTCTTATTGGTATTAGAAGGTGGTCGGGGTGACCAAATACACGCTGCAAGGTGGGCAAGAGAGATTGTTACTCGTGGTGGTGTTTGTGTGGTTTCCTGTATGTCTGAATTAGCTGGTTTAATGATGCTGGTAGATGGGGTTTCTGCGGTGGTCGAATCTATGGCTGCTGGCGGTGTTTACCACAATTACCATGTACTAGGAATGTCAGGCTACCTTAGTTTTTTGACAGTCAACAATGCCCCTTATATACCTTGCAAGACAATTAAACCCAATGGCAAAATTGGTCTGCGGTGGCAAGGCAACCCAAGATTTGAACATGAACATAATCGGGTATTTGACCCATCACCTTTGTTTACAATACCAGCAGAGTTAGTCAGTCTGCAACGAGATGTGGCTACAGACAATATTCCTGACCATGTACAAAAGCCTTGTTTAGATACTTGGTTGCACACCAAGGCGGTTATTGAAAGCGTGGATAAGGTCATTAGTTCTTGCACCTCGGTTGCACATTTAGCAGCAGCAATGGGTAAAGAAACTTGGATTATTAGCCCTGTGTTACCTTATTATTTATGGGCTGATGGCAAAGAATCTAGCATCTGGTATCGTAATGTCAGACTGTTTAGACAAGAGAAATTTGGTGATTGGGATACCCCATTAGCTAAAGTAACTGGTGAATTTACTGAAAAAATCAGGAGAGTAAAATGAGTTTATATGTTCGTATTGAGAATGGTGAAGTTAAAGACTGTTGGGATACTCCACCAGACGGCAGAGAAGGTTGGAAAAGTGCTATTGAAGTAAGACCTACCATCATCCCTCATCGTCAAGGATATTCGGGGCATACTTTTGATTTGACTAAAGACCCTGTAGAAATTGTTTATGGCACATTTGATGTAACTGTAGCTGAACGCAAAGAAAGCATGAGACAACAAGCGCAAATGGCATTTAATATACTATTTAGACAACAAGCATCCGACCCATCAACTTATGACCCAGTAGCCCTACAAGCTGCTAAAGACGCTGTTGCACCCAAACAAGCTGCTATTGATGCCTGTACAACGCATGACCAATTAGATGCTCTCCTATGAAGAAAATACTGATTATGGGTTTACCTGGCTCTGGTAAAACTTACTTAGCCCAAGCCCTAAAAAAGTATTTAGAAGTAAATGGTTCTCGCAAGGACTATGGCGAAACCTTTACTGGATTTAACGCACAAGTTAATTGGTTTAACGCTGATGAAGTGCGTAAGAAGTATAACGATTGGGACTTCTCCAACGAAGGCAGAATTCGTCAATCCCTACGCATGGCTCAATTTGCATTAGAGGCTGGCGGTGATTATGTGATCTGCGACTTTGTAGCACCCCTAGTAGAGATGCGTAATAACTTCAAGGCTGATTGGACTATCTGGATGGATACCATTGATGCTGGTCGGTACGAAGATACTAACAAAGCCTTTATCCCGCCAACAGTCTATGACTTTAGAGTAACCGAGCAAGACTGCGAGAAGTGGGCTGAGTTCATTGGTAATCATATTATCGAGAACAGGCGCAGACCTACATTTGATTGGCAAGCTGAAACAGTACAGATGCTAGGCAGATGGCAGCCTTGGCATGAAGGACACAGAGCCTTGTTTGAGAGAGCTATTGCCAAAACAGGTCAGGTAGTCATACAGATTCGTGATTGTCAAGGCTGGCAAGGTAGTAACCCCTTTGCAATAGAACAAGTAAAATCTAATATTAAGAGAGACTTAGACCCGCTATTCCAAGGTCAGTACGATATTCAGGTCGTTCCTAATATTACTAACATTACCTACGGCAGAGATGTAGGCTACAAGATTGAGCAAGAAACCTTTGATAAATCAGTAACCGATATATCTGCAACTAAAATTAGAGAAAGCATGGGATTGAAATGACAACAATAGACAAAAACGAGGCAGCCTTATCAGCCCATGAAGCTATCTGTGCTGAACGATACCAAGGTATTAATGCTAGGTTAAAGCGTTTAGAACAAATCCTAGTAGGTACAGCAGGCTTTATTATTGTTATTTTACTTTCTCTTGTTTTGAAATTAAATTAAGCCTATGAACTATGTCCGATCCTTTTGGAATTATAGATGGTGCTAAAACTGTTACCAAGACTCTTAACGAGTCGGTAAAGGCAAGCGAAGAACTTAGTAAAGCAATTGATGGTGTTTTAGCAGTAGCGAATAAAACAGCAAAAGAAAGGGCTGATTCAAGAAAGAAGTCAAGGGTTGTTAATCCTGATACCACTACCATTATTGATGCGGTAGATGAGTTCCAAAGGATGATGTTAGCCAAGGAGTCCGAAGAAAAGATAAAGCACGAAATATCCAAAAAGTATGGCGAAAAAGCGTGGGATGAAATACAAGGGATTAAAGCTAGAAAACAATGGGAAGAACGGCAAGATAAATACTTAGAACAACACGATAGAAGAATAATTAAAAGCGTTATGGCTCTTTGCTATATGTTTGCAACTTGGGTGGCTTACGAATGTACATGGGGTCAATGGAAATGAAAGATGATTTTAATGTGTTCATGTGGGCTTGGGTTGTCGGAACTTGTTGGATAGTTTTTGCTTTTTATTTATATTGGAACTTTTAAATGATTACTCTATTTACAACTCTTGTTTCATTCCTGACAGGTGGTTTACCTAGTCTATTAGGATTTTTTCAAGACAAGTCCGACAAGAAACACGAACTAGAACTTGCAAGACTCCAGACTGAAAGAGAGTTAGAGTTACTAGAAAAGGGTTACGCTGCACAGGCTCATGTAGAAGAAATAAGAACGCAACAAGTAGAAATGCAGACACAGGTACAAGAAAGACAATCTTTGTATGCACACGATATAGAGATTAGCAAAGGTGCTGCACAATGGGTTATTAACTCTAGGGCGATGGTTAGACCAGCAATCACCTATGGTCTATTCTTAATGTTTGCCTTTGTAGAGGTATTTGGATTCTGGTTTGCGTTTCATAAAGATGTACCATTTGATGTAGCTCTTAATCTTTTGTGGGATGACGAGACTCAAATTATTTGGGCATCGGTTGTTTCCTTTTGGTTCGGAACTCAGGCTTTCTCCCGAAAATAATGCTAGACAAAAAAGTATTAGACATGATTGTGCATCACGAGGGTTGCAAGTTGCGACCTTACCAATGCCCTGCATTACTTTGGACTGTTGGTGTAGGTCATGTTATAGACCCTAATCATGCTAAAGTGTTACTCGCAGAACGAAAGGCTCTACCTATCCCTAGCGGATGGGATAGAGTCTTAACGATGGGGGAAGTAGATGAAATTCTTGCTAAAGATTTGGCGCGGTTTGAAAGCGGAGTTCAACGATTATGTCCTGGTGGGCTTACTTCTGGTCGGTTTGGCGCACTTGTGTCTTTCGCCTTCAATGTTGGACTCGGTAATCTCCAAAATTCTACCCTTCGGATGAAACACAATCGAGGTGAGTTTGATGGTGCTGCCGAGGAGTTCCTAAAATGGAACAAGGCAGGCGGTAAGGAATTAAAAGGACTTACTACTAGACGAAAAGACGAGAGGGCTTTGTACCTCTCACAGAATCTTTCCGTACTTGAATAGGGTATTCTTATTTACTAAAAATGCCTTCTTGGGTCTGGTATCTCCATTCCCAACAAACTCTACATACTGTAGCTTGCTTTCAAATATACATTTAAAGATGTTTTTGACAGGCATGATGACAAACATCTCCCCATCGTAAAAAACCCAGTAATCAGCTTGGGTAGCCATCAATCCAGAGTTCTTACCATACATCTCAATCTCTACAACGATATTGCCTGTGCTTTGGCTCATCGGGTCAAACTTAACCTCTACTGCTTTATCTATTTCTGGTATCCATATATCGTAACCCTTAAAAGCGTTTACAAGGGTCGCACAAGGGTATTTCTTGCGTAGGATAGCCAAGACCCTTTCCTCTATCTCCAAACCCCTCTGTAAGTCTGTTTGAAAGGTCATTAAGCCACCCTGATCGGAAGGGGGATGGCACTCCTTGAAAGGGTGTGGCATTGCGCCACAAATGCCGATCTCATCGGTAAATCATTTAGAAAGCAAAATCATCGTCTTTAATCTTGGGCATCTCATCATCCCCCTTGGGAGTAAAGCCTTTGTGTTTCGGGTCTCCAATACGACCCGATATAAACTTCCCATTCTTGCCTTCTTTAGTCCAGGCATCAAACCAATGCTCTACTCCGTTAATCTTAATCGACCCCTTAAAATCAGGGTGTTTCTCTGTGAGCTTTTTGTCGTTCTTAAATAGACTAAAGCTGCCATCTTTCATCTCATAGGTCATTTCTGCCTCGCTTTTAGTTGGTTAAATAGGTCTAAGACCTCGCTTAAAAACTGCTTTACTTCTACTTCCATCGCATCGATATACTCCTGATCCCTCTCAACACGCACTACTAACAGTTGCAAGTCCTCTGGCACTCTAGGATCGAATGATACAAAGTCGCACCATTTCGCGCCTGTACAAGCCATTTGGCATTGCATCTGTGGGATGTATTTACTTGGAGCTTTATTCTCCAAGACTGTCTCTATATGGGTAGCGGTATTCGGACATTTAATCTCGATTAGTCCTTCCCCTACAATGCCATCAGGAGAGCATCCAAAGCCTTCTATCGTGGGATGGTCTACGAACCCCTCCTCCTTTACAAAAGTGCCTGTATGAG